GGCGATACTGACGGCACCAGGAGGAGGCGGGGGGCAGATTTCCGCTGCCACCGCGACGACGTCATCTGCCGATGCGAGTGGCGGGACTCCTGCCGCCATAGCAACGGGAGGGACCTTGGTCAATGCGAGAGGTACAGGAGGCGGCGGCGCTGCTGCTATTCTTGGCGCGGCTTTTCCGCGTAACCCCGGCGCGGGAACTTTGTACGGCGGGGGCGGCGATGCTGTCGCCAACGGCAACGGTAACGCCGCCGGCGGGTTTGGTTCGGGAGGCGGTGGAAATATTCTTACTGCGAGTATGGCGGCCGTATCAGGAGGCGCGGGTGCGCCAGGCGTTTGCATCATTTATGAGTACGCGTAATTGACTTATATTACTAAAAGTAGTAAAACCCTCTTAAATATTTCTTGGAGATTATTGTGCAAAAAACTTCCCTCGCCGCGTTAATCGGCTCGATTTTCCCGGCCATCGCCGGGGGTCCCGTATCCGTAACGGATATCGGCGCAATGCCCGACCAGGCAGCGCTTATCACCACGTTACAGGGGATTAACCCTTTTTCCGCCACGGCGTTCAACGCCGTTGCGACGAACTCGCCGGTTACGCTTACGAGTTCCCAAATGTCGGCAGGCCAGGACAGCGTCATCAATTTGACGGGCACGGCGGGCACCGCAACAGTGCCGACAGCCGCTATTTTTATAGCGGGACTCCCGCCGGTGGCGCAAGTCGTCGGCGCGTCTGGCGTGCTGCGTATCATCGGCACTACGGGAACGTGGACGGTAACGACAGCCACAGGGTGGACTCTGACGGGAACGATGACAATTGCCGTCGGCACTTTCCGGGATTTCATTTGGACGGTAACGGGCGTTGGGGCATCCGCAGCGGTAACCCTGCAACAAATCGGCACGGGGACAACATCGTGAACGATTACCTTAAGAAGCTTCTTGCAAGCTTGTTTCCGGCGGTCGACGATGACGACCTGCCGGAACTTCCCGACGACGCGCCGGACGACGAGCCGGTAGACGAGCCCGACGACGATCAGGTAGACGACATAGTCGACGACGAACCGGAAGAACGCCCGCGCCGTGCGGCATCACGCGATACCAGCGGCACCCGCGAAATGCAAGCGGCATTGGAGCGCGCCCGGCGTCTTGAAGAGGATGTAGAGAACCTGAAGCGTAGCTCAGGCGCACCTTCGGAAGATCAACGCACACGGCAGGAAGAGGATAGGCAGCTAGCCGACCCGAACGTCAATGAACTGACGAAGTGGCAGATTAACGCCAATCGCACTTTGCGCGAAACGCAAGGCGCTGCCAAGCAGGCATTGATGCAAGCACAGGACATGCAGGACCGCGCCGCTTTCATGTCGAAGGCGACAAGCGACCCGCGCCGCGCCAAGTATCAGGACCGCGTCGAGAAAGAATTGACGACGTTGCGATCCAAAGGGCAGAATGTCGACCGCGAAACGCTGTATTTTTACCAGTTAGGTAAAGACATCGCGGAAGGCAAACTGAAAGCCGCGCCGAAGAAAGCGTCGGCGGCTGCGAACGTGCCACGGGGTAAAACTCCTGCGGCGAGAAGCGATGTTCGTTCCAAGGGCAATAACCGAAGTGCATCGGGCGCACGTGAGCGCTTGATGGACAAACCGATTTAACCACCAAAAAGGATGACCATGAAGACCTTTTACCTTGCCATCCTCGCGGTGGCGCACAGCTTGTTTCCGCAGGTGACAAACGCTTCAACCAGCTTTACCGCTGACGTTGAAGCATACATCCAAGAGGAAGTCGAGCCTTTGGCGCGCCGCCAACTGGTCGCGTACCAGTTCGGCAAGCCATTGCATCTCGATACCAATCGCGGCACGACTTACACGGCTTCGCGTTATACCCGCCTGCCGCTGCCGTTTGCGCCGCTGCAAGAAGGCGTTGCGCCACCGGGCGAAGCGATGACCCTGCAACAAGTTACCGCTACGGCACAGCAATGGGGCGATCGCGTCATCATCACCGACGTGGCGAACCTGACGATCAAGCATCCGCTGTTCCAACAAGCTTGCGAATTGGTGGGGTTGCAGATGCCGGAAACCTTGGAGCGCAACACCCTGAACACCCTCATGTCGGCCACACAGGTCAACTTCGCCAACGGAAAATCTAGCCGGGCGAACTTGCTGGCTACCGACGTCATGACGCCGCACGAAAACAACCGTATCGTGGGCACTATGCTTACCTACGGTGTGCCGCGCTTCATGGGCGACGAACGCGAGGACATGATGATCGAAGCGGGTTCGTACCGCGATCCTTCGAAATCGCCTGCGGTCATGCAACACTATGTCGCGTTGATCCACCCGCTATCGGCTCAGGACATGCGTGAAAATACCGTCGTGGTCAACGCGTGGTCTTATAGCGACGTCAATCGCTTGTATAACAACGAACTCGGACCCTTCGGCGGTGCGCGGTACGTCGAGACAAACTTCATGCCTTACTTCGTAGGCAATGCCGCTATCCAGGGCACGGCGTCGGCGTCCGGCGGCGCGTTGGCGACTAACGCGGGCTACCAGATCATCGTGACCGCTTCGCCGTCGCAAACTTCGGTAGAGCAGCAAATCTACCAGGTATCGAACGCGATCAGCGTAACGGGCCCAACGGGTTCCATTTCTGTTGTATTGCCACAGCTGGTGGGTTATACCTTCAGCATTTACATTGGTACTTCGGCCAATCCTGCGAATCTGGCGTTGTCGCCTTCGGGTCCTACCGTCGGCGCTTTGGCAGGCCAGGCTACCCAGTTGGCACCTAACCAAACCGTTACCTTGACCGGTATCGGCGTGGCGCAAACCCCGCCTGCGGCACCGGCGACGGGCGTAACCGTGTTCCCGACGATCTTCATCGGCAATCACAGTTACGGCCAGGTACTGCTGGAAAACCCAGAATTCCACTACCTGACCGGCGCCGATAAGTCGGACCCGTTGAACCAAACCCGTGTAGTTTCGTGGAAGGTGTTTTACGGTTCGATCATCTTGAATCAAGCCTTCCTTGCGCGTGTTGAAGCAGGTTCCGCATTCTCCGCGACATACACCGCAGGCACAGTAACTACGCCGTAATAACGTCCGGGGCTTCGGCCCCGGTTTTTTAACTAGCTGGGGATAGCAAAAATGGCTACACGCGCACCGGGCGGGGATACACCCGTACCTGAAAAACCAAAAGAAGAAATCAAAGAAGTACCGAACACGGAGGCGTCGTTTAAACAACGAATAGCCGAACTGGAAGCGCAACTCGCGGCTTCTAAAACCGCTGAGGAAAAAGCACTTGAGCAAGCGGCGCACAACGCCGCCGCCGCGCAAAGTGTTCTCTTGTTCAACTCCACAACCACCGAAATTCACATGGGTAAGAATGCGGATGGAAAAGACTTGTGGAAATACAAAATCGACCTGCCACCTTCAGGTGGCACGGATATCAAAGTGAACATGATCCCCTACTACCACGGGGAGACATACACCTTTGAGACGGACTTGCTGCGTACGATCAAGGAGATCGTGCAACGCTCTTGGGGGCACGAAGCAAGCATCCAGGGCAGCAATGAGAATTTTTACCGTCGCGAAATGAACAAAACTATCAGCGGAAGAGGACGATAATATGAACAAAGAAGTAATGGACATCGGCGCAGCGCCGATCACAGGCAATTTTGAAATCACTCTGCCGGCGCCGAACGGCGCAAGCTTGCGCATTACGGGGTACGTGTACGCTGGGGAAGATACCGTGTCACTGCATGAGCGCATGGATATCTGCCGCGAAGCGCTATTGCGGCAGCAGCAGGTTCTTGAGAAGCCCGTGCTCGAAGAGCGCGTAAAAATGCTCAAGGAGCAAGAAGCGCATATCGAAAAAGCGTATCTCGACCTGCTGGAAAAGAACAACGTCCGTAAACTCCCAGTTTCGGAGTCGCAGCACCTGCAAAACTACCCGACGCAACTGAAGCAGATCAAAGCCGAAATTAGCAAAGGCGAAGAAAAGCTGAAAGCGATCGAGGTTGCATAATGGCGCTCACTGCAAGCCAGATTGTTACCTACGCCCTCCAAATTGCGAAATGCCCCGGCTTTACGCAACAAGGGGGGCAATCGCTCAATCTGGTCTTGCAGGACTTGGTTTTGCATCGGGATTTAAAAATAAATCGCGTAACGAACACGATCACGGTGCAAGCAAATAACAACGGGCCTTTTAATCTCGAAGCCGATTACTTGCGCACCTACGATTTATTCTTTTCGCAAAATAATCTGCCGTATTTCCTGCATCCTATTTCGATGGAGGAATACGACCAAGAGTTTAAAGACCCTTCCATTGCGAATTATCCGTATGAATTCGCAACTGACTTATCCCCTCAGGCTACCGGCGGGCTGGGTCTTCTTTTTATTTACCCGCAATCGTCAGGCATTATCCAACTGACGCACCGCTACATGTTGCAACGTGCGGATATCGCGTCTCCCGAAACATCGTCGATGGTTCCGTGGTTTCCAGATACGGATTACCTGATCCACGCGACTGCGTACAGGATGATGAGGATTACGGACGACGCGCGGCATGACAGCTTTGTAGCTGAAGCCGATAAGATGCTGCGTATCCACTTGATCATGGAAGGCGATGAGCAATCGGTAGTTAAGTCCGTCCGACTTGACCCGCGCCGATTCCACACGAACAGAACGCTTAAACCCACAAAAGTTACAGGTTAGGGGCGCGTATGCCGATTCCTAAATCCTACCCCGTAAGGTTCACCCCAAAGGGAATATGCGACGCATTCGACGCAACAGACACCTTTCCGGGTGCATGCAGCGTGTTGCAAAATCTCATCTTCGATCAAGCGAACCCGGAATTGATGACCGCGCGCCCCGGCGTAGGGACGGCGATAACGACGTTTCCGGGCTTTACAACGCCGGGTTTCGTGTCGATTCACGTAACGCTAGGGACATTGACTTTCGGCATGATCGCCACCGGCCGTAATGCGGGGCGAGATGAACCTTTTTGCTACGATAACGCCGCGGGGGCATTTATTACGATAACGGGTGTTACCGCCGCCAACACACCCGTTTCGCCAGCCACGTCAGGGACATGGACCCCGCCGACGATGGCGATGGTAGGGGTGTATCTGCTGATTACCCACCCCGGTTTTAGCGGAACCACAAACGTTTTCGGCGCTATCAATTTGACCAATCCCGCCGCCCCGGTATGGAGCGCGGGGAACCTGACTACAAACCCGCTGCCGGGAGTGCCGACGAACGTCGCCAACTTTAACAACAGGGCGTATTTTAGTTTTGGCAACAAGTTGTTCTATTCGGATTCCTTAAGCCCGCTTGTGGCGACTAACGCAGGGCAATCGCTAACGGTGGGAGATAACACCGCCGTAACTGCTTTGGCTGGTTTGCCGATCACGACAACTTCCAGCGGGGTAGTAGGCGCGCTTGTGGTGTTCAAACCGGCGTCCATGTGGCAGGTAACCGGCGACGCCGCTATCACAAACAGTCTGTCCCAAAATTACCTAACGCTGACAACTGGATGCGTAGCGCCTAGAAGCGTTGTACCCACAAGTTTCGGGCTGGCATTTATCGGCATTTCAGGGCCTTACTTTTTAAGCGGCCTTGGCGCGGTATATCCGATAAATAAGGACTTGAGCGGAGGCGCGCCGTCAGATGTGCAAACGCCTTTCCAGGACACGACAGCCCCCTCTCGCATAGCGGCGGGCTTTCAGGGAAACGTATTCAGGGTCAGCGTTCCGACGACCTCACCGAACGGGAACGTGGTCAATGACTACTGGTTCGATCTATACCGACGTCGGTGGAACGGCCCCCACACCTTCCAATACGATTGCGTGTCGATGGTATCGGGGGCGGCTACCGGCTCCTACTTTCTGCTGTCTTCCGCCGCAAATCCGGGAGCACTCTACAGGGGGCTGGCGCAACCGCAGGCGAATATTGTGCCCACGTATAGCGACGTAGGCGCACCTGTAGAAGTCATCTTGCAGAGTTCGTCTTTCCCAAAAACGGGGCACATGGCCGAAAAGCAAGTAGTGGAGTCGACAATAGAGCTATCCTCTGTTGGCGCGGCGGTGGCGTACAACATGACGGCGTTGTCGCCCACTGGTAACACACTCGGAACAGCGGGTATCACGTCAATGAACCTGGGGGGCATTTGGGGTTCCTTCAATTGGGGGGATGGCACCACGTGGGCGTCGGCGGTAAATATACCCTCTACGTATCGGGTTCCCTGGTCCGCGCCGATAGTATTTAAGAAATTTGTTTTCAATATCACCGCTGTGGCTAATAATAGCGTATCAATCGGTACTTTTTACGCCCGCTATCAGGATTGCGGCTACACACTCATGTAGGAAAAAACATGGCGATCATAGGCACCTTGCCGAATAATATTCAGAATGGGCAATTAGCGGACGCAACGCCGCTAATGGCCGATTTTAATTTCATCGTGAACCAGGTCAACGCGAACGCGAACCCTACGGGGACGCTAACTGCGCCGACAGGCACACGCACGATATTTAATCAGCCTTCTGCGCCGGTGGGCTGGACGCAGGACGTGAGCGCTTCGCTTTCCGATACGGGGATGCGAATAGTCATAGGCGCGGGGGGCACGATGGGGGGTTCCGTACTTTGGTCGAATTGGAATCTAGGAGGCGCTTTTAACCTGACCCCTTTTACGTTATCGATATCACAAATGCCCGCGCATACACACGCGGTAACGGGCGTTACAGGATTTTCGAATCAGTCGTTGAACCACACGCACAGCGGGGCGGAAACGTCGGACCAAAATTTAATCGGTGGCGGGTCTGGTGCCTTCGTCAGGCTAAATACAAGTCCTACGGTGACACAAACGGGCGCTACCGACTTGTCGAACCACAACCACAACATCAACTTCACGTCCGGCACAGCGGGTTCGGGGGCATCTATCACGCCATCCATAACAACCCCGTTAGTAAAATACACCGACATGATCATGTGCATAAAATCATGAAGACTATTTGCCCCCTGCTTAAGAAAGAGTGCGCAGGGCACAATTGCGCGTGGTACACCCACGTAATAGGCAAGGACCCTCAAACAGGCAAGGACATGGATCACTGGGACTGTGCCGTTAAATGGATTCCAGTAATGATCACCGAAGCCGCCAGGCAAACGCATAGCGTTGCTTCTTCCGTGGAATCTATGCGCAATGAGGTAATCCAACGCCAGGATGTTTTAAACAACGCCGTGCAAATAGCGCGTACAGCGCCGCAGCGCTTAAAGGGGGAATGATGATGTTTAAAGACGCATGTGACGGAGCCGCCGTAACGGTGACAGCGGCTTCTCTGCTAGGGTGGTTCCCTGCAATTTCCAGCGTACTAACGATTGCGTGGATGCTTATTAGGATATACGAATCCAAAACAGTGCAGGATTGGCTGAATAAAAAAGGGGATGCGCATGAATATTGATTTCACAAAGCAATTCGAGGGACGCCGTCTTACCGCCTATCCCGATCCGGGTACGGGTGGCGCACCTTGGACCATAGGGGACGGCCACACCAAGGGCGTTAAGGAAGGCGACACCTGCACGCCAGAACAGGCGGACCAGTGGCTAGCCGATGACTTGGCGGTAGCCTGTAGTACGGTGGCGCATTTCGTCAAGGTGCCATTGACGGATAATCAGAAAACGGCTCTGGCCGATTTTGTGTTTAACGTTGGCATGGGGAATTTTGAATCGTCAACGTTACTGAAAAAACTCAACGCAGAGGATTACGAAGGCGCTGCGGATGAGTTTGGGCGATGGATTTATGCAGGAGGTAGAGTACTGCCGGGTTTAGTGAAGCGCAGAGCCGCAGGGGCCGCGCTGTTTAGGCTAGGGATGACATCGCCATGCCAACCCTCCTCGACGTAGCGCTGGCGGTTAAGACAGTGGTTATATTACTTTTTCTTCTAACGTACAGCGGAAACGATAAGGACAGTGAATAATGAACTTTGATCTAAAAAGCGTTATCGCTTCTATCGCCCCCACACTCGCCACGATGTTGGGGGGCCCGTTAGCGGGCGTTGCCGTTACGGCGTTGGAAGGCGCATTCGGCCTAAAGCCCGGCGCCGGAACTGACGGTATCACTCAGGTTCTGCAAACGGGCGCGATGACGCCCGACACCATCGCCGCCGTTCGCGCCGCCGATCAGAAACACGCCGAAATCATGGCGCAGCAGGGCATTGACGTGCAAAAGTTGAACGCGGCGCACGACGAAGCCGTGACCAAGGCTTTTGTAGATGACAGGTCTAGCGCCCGAAGCATGCAGGTGGCCGTAAAGTCCGTCATCCCCGCCGTATTCGGTTCGGCAATCATCATGGGCACATTGTGCGCAGCCGGGGCCATCCTGACAGGGCATGTTGCCATGGGCGACACCACTACGGCGACCATGGTCGGCACCGTTATCGGCTACCTGTTTGGGGAGGCTAAAGCCGTACTGGCCTTCTATTTCGGAGATACGCAGGGCAGCGCAAGGAAAACAGAACTGCTTGCGCAATCAACACCGAATGACAATCAACCATGAAGAACTTACTAAAGATAGCGCAAGGCATTGACGTGGTACCGCTGCTGCTGGCCGTGCAGCGCCAGCCGAAGCTGTGGAACCGCCACAAGGTGCGCAAGGAAGCACCAGGCACCCCGCATTCGGAAATGTCCGATATCTGGTTGCGGTACAACGACGTGAAAGACTATGAACTGACGGGTGACTACGCCGGGTTCAATGACCCTCACGACGCCGTGTTTTACCCAGAGTGGTATGCTCTGCCGCAAGCCCGACCGATCGTTATGGGCTTGATGGCGAGAGTGGAAGGCGTGCGGCTAGGCGGCGTGATGATCACGAAGATACCGCCGGGCGGTAGGATAGCCCCGCACAGCGATGACGGCTGGCACGCCAAGCATTACAACACGAAGCTTTATGTGGTGCTGCAATCGAACCCGCAATGCACCAATCGGGTAGAAGATGACGTGGTGAGCATGGCCCCCGGCGAAGTATGGTACTTCGACAACACCAAGGAACACGAAGTTATCAACGACGGCCAGGACGACAGAATCACATTAATTATTTGCATTAGGTGCGAAAAATGATCAAACACCACTTTTCGGCCGGAACGTATGTAAGAGAGCAGGACTTACGCGCACACCAAGCCGTAGAGACTCACAAACACAACTACGACCACTTCGGCATTCTGGGTTCGGGTACCGCCGCCGTAGAATTGGACGGAAGCGTAGAAGTTTACGAGGGTCCTTGTGTAGTAGAGATTAAAGCGGGTAAAAAGCATAGAATTACCGCATTGACGGACATTACTTGGTTTTGCGTTCACGCAACCAGTGAAACCGATGCCGATAAAATCGATCATGTTTTGATCAAAGGAGAATAATCATGCCTTGGGGAGTAGCTGCGGCGGTGGCCGGTAGTGTGGTGAGTTCGGCACTCGCCCCCGATTCCTCGGGCGGCGGTACGGGGAGCAACGCGAATTTATACGTCCCTTCAGGTTTGAGGGCAACGGATCAGGATTGGCAGCGCTTAAACACCGGCCAGATGGGTTTATACAACCAGGGGAACCCCTACGCCGGAGGGTACCAGGACGCCGCTAACACCGCTGGGCGAACGTATAACGCTCTTGGGCATTCCGCAGATGCCTTTGCGGGTGCACTAGGCCAGCAAGCACAGCAAGCTTACGGCGCGCAGAATTATCTGCAAGGCGCGGGCCAGGACATCTACAACCTTGCGAGGGACCCGCAAAATGCGCTCTACAACCGCACCCAGCAACAGCTGGGCGACCAGATCAACGTCGGCCAGGCACAGCGGGGGTTAGGCGGGTCTGCCGTTGGCGGCTCCGAATACAATCAGGGCATGTCCAATTTCAATATTGATTGGCAGAACAACCAGCTGCAACGGGCGACGCAAGGCGCAAGCGCTCTTGGCAACTTGTATAACCAAGCCGGCAGCTATGGTCAATTAGGTAACGCCGATCTAGCGCAGGGCTTGGCTACCGGCGCGCAAGGCGCGGGATATTACAACATGGCAGGGCAGCTACCCTACCAGACCGCGCAGGGCATCACGAATAACCAGTTGGGGCAGGCGCAAGGTATTCAATCTCAGCAAATTCCTTACATGAACTACGGACAGGGAGCTGTCGGGAACGCTTACAACGCCGCTTCGCAAAACGCGGGCGCGACAGGTGCGCTTGTCGGTCAAGGTATTTCAGCGCTTGGTAATTCAAGCTTTGGGCAAAATCTGTTTGGCGGGGGCAGTTATTCCCCTTACGGCACCGCAGACAACAGCCAATCGGCAACCGGTGGGAGTTTCAACCTGTCGCCGCAATTTTCAGGCTACACGGGTAGCTACTAGGGGGAGTCATGGCCGGATTAGGCGGGATGCCCTACTTTATCAAGTACCAGGGCGAATTACAGGATCAGCAACGCGCGCAGCAACTGGCGGCTATTCAACAGCAGCAGTCGCAGCAGCAGCAAGTTCTGTTCCAGCAGCAGCAGCAAGACCGGCAGCGCCAGGCGCAGGCACAGGCGGCAGTGGGGAACGCTTTGCCGCAAATGTTCGCGCCACCACCGCAACAGCCTCAACAGGCACCCGCGCAAGCGATGGGCGTACCGCCTCCGCAGCCGCCAATGCCGGGGCAGCCCTCGCAGCCTATGCAGCAGATGCCGCCGCCCCCGCAACAACCGCAGGGGCTGGACTTGTCACGCGTACCGCCACAGATGCAGCAGCAGTTAATGCGGCAGAACCCGCAGGCGTTCGCACGTGGCGCGCAGCAGTTTCAGCAAACCAGCCAGCCGCAGCAACCTCCCCCGTACCAGGCAATGCCGACAACGCCCCCCGCTCAACCGCAAGGGCCGCAGGCTATCGGCGCGCCGCCGCAACCCGCGCAGCCGCCAGCACCACCTCAGGGTCAGATGACGCTGGAAGGCGCAGTTAAGACCCTTCAAGCGCAAGGGCTTCAAGGCGCGGATTTAATGGTGGGTTTGCAGCACCTCATGCCGATGCTTGACGCGCAATCCAAGGCGCAAGCCGCTGCCGCGCAACAGCAATTTAACCAGCAAATCAAGGTTGAACAGCTGAAAACGGCGCATGACAACCTTGAAGAACGCAAACGCGAAGCCGATCAGCGCGCAGAGGATCGTTCACTCGATCGCGCTCAGCGCGCCCAAGCACATGCTGATTCAATAGGCATACAGAGGGAATCCATTGCCTTGCGCAAGCAAACCCTTGCTGCGGGCGGTGATGCCGCCTTCAGTAAAGACGACTTGAAATTCCTCGCCGAGCAGCAACTAGCGGGTGACAATTCTGTATATCAAAACCTTGGGCGAGGCGTACAAGGCGCGAAAAATGTCGTCAACTTACGTAAAGAAGTCGTGAAAATGGCGAACGAAAGAGGCATGTCGGGCGCAGATATCGCGGCGGCCAATGTCGGATACATGGGCGAAAAAGCAGCAGCAAGGACCGCTGGCGTCAAGGCCACTAACGTGGAATTGGCCGCAGCCGAAGCGCAAAAGACCTTCCCGCTTGTGCGCGAAGCATCGGCGGCGTTGCCGCGTTCCGAGTTCGTACCCGCGAACCGTGCGCTACAAGCCGCTCAGACAAATACCGGCGACCCGCGGGTCATTGCCCTTGGCACGGCTATCAATACCGCAGTTAATGCTTACTCCCGCGCTATCAGTCCATCGGGTACGCCTACGCAAACCGACAAGGAACATGCGCGTGAACTAATGTCAACGGCAAATACCCCTGAGCAGTTAAACGCCGTTCTTAAGATGATGGAAAAAGAAATGTCTGCGGCGAGAGCCGCGCCGAAGGAAGTAAAGGCCGCGCAACACGAGCGTATATCGGGCAAAAACACCGAAACAGGCGGCGGTATCCCTGCCGGCTGGTCGGTTACGGAGCGCTAATGCCTAAATTCACATTCACGTCGCCCGAAGGGAAGACCTACGATATTGAGGGGCCAGAAGGCGCGACCAAAGAGCAGGCGTTCGGCATCCTGCAACAAAAGCTAGGTTCCGCTCCCTCGCAGCCGAAAGCACCCGCGACGCCCAATGCGCCAAGTTTCGGGGAGAAAGCGCTAGGCGCGGGCGAAGCAGGGCTGTCTATGCTCAGCGGCATCCCCGCCGCGCTGGCTGGCGCTATCTACGGTGTGGGCAAGGGCGTTACCGGCGGCAAGTACGGCACACCCCAAGGAGTCAGGGAAGGCGAAGCCGCCGGCGCCGATCTAGCCGAAAAACTGACGTACCAGCCGCGTACAAAAACAGGGCAAGAGTATCTGCAAAAAGCGGGCGAAACGTTTGAGGAAAGCAAGCTTGCGGGTATGCCTGTGGAGGGCCCCGGCATCCAGAGAGTGCCGAAATTACCGGCGCTTGGCCGTGAAGTGGAAGGTTTGCGCGGTATCCCAAAGCCGCCAAGCGAAGCCGTGCGCGCTTCTAAAGCGTCGGGCATTCCCCTTACAATTGGTCAAGAAACAGGCAGCAAAGGCTTACAATTCACTGAAAACAGACTGCGGGAACTGTTCCCTTCCAAGGGGACGGCCGCCGCCGACGAGATGAAGCAGGTAACCGCCGGTGCGAACCGTGTCAATCAGCTGGCCGATCAGCTGAGCGCAAACCAGTTGAACCAGGAGGGTATCGGCAACCAGCTGCGCAGCGCTTACACGAACACGGTCAAGAAAATCGACACCTTGCGCGATACGCAAGCGAAGACCGATTACGACGCGGTGCGCAAGCTTGCCGGGGACAAACCCGTAATAAAATACCAGAACACGCTCGACACACTGGACAAGATCATCGCCGAAAACAAGGATGTTCCGTCAGGCGACGGCAAAAAGGTATATGCCCAAGCCGTTGGCATGCGCAAGATGTTGGCTGAAACCGCGCCAACAGAAACCGCCCCCTCTATCCTAGGCCCGAACGGTCAACCCGCCAGGATGGCCGCGCCCCCCGTATCGGGGCCTCAGACCGCCACAATTGACGCGGCCATGAAGACCCGCAGCGCGTGGGGCAAAGCTGCCCGCCGTTCGGGTAACGTGTTCTCCGATATCGATCAGAACGCTAATCAGGTGCTGGCGAAGCGTCTCTTCGGCGCGATCAATAAGGATTTTGATGAGGCCTCGACAGTCGGCACACCGATCGGCAAGGCACTGAAAGAAGCCAACACGAATTACTCCAAAGCGTCGCAGTCCATCGACTACATCAAAAAATCCGCGCTTGGCAAGCTGCTGGGCGAGGACGTGACAGACGCCGCCTTTACGGGTGAAACCTTCAGCACAAAAGCACCAGAGGCCATCGCTAAGCGCTACCTGACGATGACCCCTAGTCAATCTGCGCAAGTAACTTCAATACTCAGGGAACACTCCCCTGAAGTGCTGCAAGACGCGAAAGCCTTCGTATTGCGCAACGGCCTTGACGCCGCGAAAAATGAGGTACCGGGACAGCCCGCGATGGCGTTCGGTAAATTCCGTAGGGAGATGGAGAGAGTGGAGCCAAAAATGAAAGAGATGGGTTTCACCCCGAAAGAGATAAAAGATATCAAGGACGTGACCGACACCATGGCGAGGGCAGGGGATAAAACAGGTGCGAACCCTTCCGGCACTTCCGGCGCAATACATATGGGCGGCGCTGCGTCGTTAGCGTTCTCGCACCCTATGGCGGCGATCACCGCGGTACTTACCCCCTACGCTATGTCGAAAGCGCTGCTTACGCAGCAAGGCCGCGACCTATTGCGGCAGGCCGCGACCGCTCCTTCGGCTGCGGCGAGAACGCTGGCGGTGAACGCGTTAAAAGCGACATACGCCACCGCCGAAGTTGCCGCACCAGCGGCGCAGGCGGGCGCTACCGCCGCAAGAGCTATGCCCGCAACATCCGACCAGATACCTACGCCACCATGAGAATATTAATTTTAGATGTTAAAAGTAACGGGCTTGACTTGGCGCTACGGTGCAAGGCGCACGGCCATAAAGTTATGTGGTATGACCAGCCGTCAAAAAAAGACGGGTGGCCTACCGCCGGTTACGGACTTGTGGACAAGATTGAGGATTACGACTCGCTGCGCAAAAAATGGCTGTGGTGGGCCGACCTAGTCGTATTGATGGACAACGCCTATTACTTGGAGATGCTGGAGCCTTATGTGCGCGCCGGGGTTCCGGTGTATGGCTGCAATGTCGAATCGGTAAAGTTGGAACTTGACCGCGCTTTAGGGCAAAAGGCCATGCAAGACGCGGGCATGAGGATCATACCTACAAAACGTTTCCACGATTACGGGGACGCTATCGCCTTTGTCAAAAAGAATCCTCAATTTTTGGTAAGCAAGCCATCGGGCGACGCCGCTAAAGCCTTGTCCTACGTTGCACACGATGCCGGCGATCTTGTCTATATGCTGGATAGGTGGAGCAAGCGGCCAGATCTTAAAGCCGCCGCCAAGAAAGACGGTTTCATCCTCCAGGAGAAAAAAGTAGGCTGCGAAATGGCTGCGGGTGGGTGGTTTGGTCCCGGCGGGTTCTCCAAATTCTTTTGCGAGAACTGGGAGTATAAAAAACTCATGAATGACGATCTTGGGATCACGACAGGTGAGCAGGGAACACTTGCCCGTTGCGTCACTAAATCCAAGCTGGCAAACGAAGTGGTGCTGCCTCTCGCCGAAACACTTCACAAGTTGAACTACGTCGGCTACGTAGACGTGAATTGCATCATCGATAAGGAAGGCCCTTGGCCTTTGGAGTTCACCATGCGCGACGGCTGCCCCGTGCGATATAACATGATCGCACTGCGTAACGGCGACCCAGCCACGTGGATGACGGACTTACTTGAGGGGAAGGACTCCCAGATTTTCCAACCGGAAGTTAGCGTTTCGGTTGTCGTCTCTATCCCTCCCTACCCTTTCCCCGCTGAAGAACTGAAAGACGTTGACAACGTCCCTATCTACAATGTGAACGCTGACGATAACGTCCACTTGGTAGAGGTGAAGATGGGTGAAGCGCCCACTTTGGTGGGTAATAAAATTGTCACGCTCCCTTCAATAGTAACTTCTTCCGATTACGTGTATGTCGCCACCGGTAAAGGCACTACGATAACGGGGGCGCGAAAAAGCGTATATTCGACAGTGAAACGCATTAAAATCCCTAACGGTGCGCAATACCGTACGGATATCGGCGGTGGCCGCCTTAAAAAACAGCTGCCGGATTTACAAAAAGCCGGTTACGCAATCGGGCTTTCATACTGAGGATATTATGCGCCGCTCCATGCGTTCCGGCCTCATTTCTGAGGCATCCATCAAAACCGTCCTGACGGAAGTAAAGGGCGATTTATTCCTTGCGGCATGCGCTCTTGATTGCACGGTTCGCGAACTGGACCAGTACATCCGCAGGTCTCAGGTACTGCAATCGTTCGCGGCCAGCGTGGAGCAAGTCAAGAACGATCCCGGCTACGACCGCATGAGCGCGCAGCAGTTCGACGCTCAGGTAACGGCTCTGTCCCGATCCTACAAACTGGACGGGCTGAATGAAGTGCACCGGCTGGCGATGATGGAATACGGCGATTCAGCGGCGTTAGCCAAGGTTAAACTCGACGCCGCGCTGGCGCTGAAGGGCGGCGCGGGGCATGGCGGCGGGAATGGGGAAACCGAAGCGGCATTGGTTGAATTGAACCAGCTTTACCAAGCCAACGCGCCTCGGATTCGGGAGATACGCACTACGGTGGTCACTATGTCGGATACTCCGGCAATTTCTCGACAAAACGTTGTAACTCTTGAAAATCAAGCATAGCCCTGACGTGGGCTTTTTGCGCTCGATCTATGTCTACCCACTGCGAGGGGTACACGTAAAACTTGGTGGCCGTGATGTTCCCCAACCGACCCATCTCGCGCAGTGCCCGCCGCCAGGGCACCCCCAACCCCCGCACCTTCATACAGTACCGCGTTCCCCTAAACGGCTGCACTTTTTCCAGTTCGTCCCACACCGCCGTTAGCAAAGCATCCTCCGGACGCAGGCGCATTCGTATTGCCCACACCTCGCTACCTTCGAAGGTGCGCCGCATGCTGTGAATCTGGCGCACCGTCAACCCGCTATGGGTAGAGAGTTCGCTGTCGGTCAACACGATAAGGCTGCCCGGAAAACGGGACGCCTCCGCAACCTTGGCCCTTTCGGGGACGTCATGCAGCCCTTTCGCGAATTGTCGGCACAATTCCCCTGACGGGTACTTTACGTTTATCGTGTCGATATGCGATTGCCACGATACCGGTTTCGTTATGACGACTTGGGGGCAATCTTCAAGCGCAAGTCCACTCAAGGAAAGGGGACTATCAACGAGAATCCGGGCGTCGGCGTCCCCTAACTTGCATCGGTTGGAGCTATCTATCAGGATACCTTCTTTTTTACGCCACTTGTCCAACTGGCTATGCGTCCGCGTATCCCAATCCGCGTAAAAGAACACTGGAAATTGCACCAGTCCCGCGCTCTTGAAATAAACGGGATTGGTGCACGAATACGCCCGGCCAACGACTACATGCGTAAATTTGTCATACGCTGCAATCGTCGCCGCAAGCGCGTCTTTCGTCGAAAAGACACCGTGCATATCAACGCCCCAACAGCTTGCGGGCGGCGCTACGCACTTCTTCCGTGACGTTCATGCCCCTTTCGCTGAAGTCCAGGAGGCTTTCGATAAACGCCCGGTAATCCAGGATCGTTTTAACGTTGCTATCTGGCCCGACAACGCCGGTTCGATTGAAACCTTGCTCAGGACCGACAGAGATGCCTGCTTTGTTCAATGATACGAAACCGTTACCTGCGAAACTTCTTTGAAGTGTCAAAGGTTCTTTTTTCGTCTCAAGAGCAACTATTCTTTTTGTCAGCGCCTGAATGTCCTGCAAAATCATTTCGACATCCGTGCGTAAAAACTGCGTATCCTTGTCCATTATTTCCCCCGTTTCATTGCGTTAAGCAGCGAGTCCTGCACGCTGCGCTTGGTTTCCAACCGCTCCATCACTTCATAATCCAAAGTACCCTGTGCGAGTATGTAGTGTATAAATACTGGCCGATCGTGCCCGGCTTGCATCTGCCGGGTAGGGCCTATACGTTCGATAACTTGCTGGTGTTCTTCGAGATTCCAATTAACGGAAAAGAACACCAGAATGTTGCCGCCGTCCTGCAAATTCAAACCGTGTCCCGCGCTTGCAGGATGCACCAAAAGAACATGGATACGCCCAGCATTCCAATCTGCGATAACTGCTGCATCACCATCCAAAACACGAGCCCTAGGAAATGCAGCGCGTATCCGAGCAAGATCATGCTTAAAATGGTACGCAACAAGAACAGGAGCACCCGCAGACTCTTCGATAATATCGTCCAAAGCTTGTAGTTTTGCATCGTGCACCTCTGTCCAGTTATGTTGCTCATCCGTGTAAATCGCGCCGTTCGCCAACTGCAAACACTTTTGTGTTTTTGCGGCGGCGTTGAGCGCTTCGATTTCTACTTCTGCTTCCAACTCCAAAAACATCTTCTTTTCCATATCCCGATATTGCTGCATCGCTTTCATCGGTAAATGCACCGGAATAATATTCTTGATCGGTTCTTTCAGATCGAACCAATCTTTTGCATCCAGACTTAAAGAGCAATCCGCTATCGCTTCTTGTATAGCCTCTTGAGCGCCGGGCAGTGCCTCCACGCCGAAGCCGTCATAACTTGGTTTGAACCAGCGTTGAGTAAAAGCCGTGTACGAGCGGCCAAGCCTAGTACCCCCGTCAACGAACCACTGCTGCCCCCACAGGTCTTTAACGCCATTGGGCGCAGGGGTTCCGGTGAGATTGATCCAACGGCGTATTTTGGTATGGGCGACCGACGCAATTGCTTTAGCCCTAGCCGTTCCTTGGCGCGAACGGAAGCCCTTAAGCTTCGTAGATTCATCGGCGATAACGGTGGCAAACGGCCACGGTTTCGGGTTGTGTTTGTACCAATCCACAAGCCACGGTATGTTTTCATAGTTGACAGTAAAGACAGAAGCATTTCGGTTATTCAAGGCAACTATGCGTTGATCCTTGGTCCCTAAAATCGGTTGCACCTCTATGTTTCTCAGGTGCTCCCACTTCTTGGCCTCATCCGGCCAAGTGGATTGTGCCACCCGTAAAGGAGCCAGTACCAGGGTCGGTTGGGTTTCCTCGCCGGACAGATAAAGCCTTTCCAACGCCGTCATTGTCGATACCGTTTTCCCTAACCCCATACCCGCGAAAACATTCCCGCGTGGGTGCTCTATTTCGAAGTCAGCTATCAGGTCTTGATACCCTCGCGGGACGTATATTTTTCGGGTCATTCTTTAGGTACGAAATACTTAGCGTCAGGGCCGCACACTCCTGCCCCCTCTCTAAATTCTGAGGGACGGCCTGAAAACATATACAGTCGTTCTCCATGTACTGGGTCATATTTCGGAGGGTCGGTAAGGATGCCGCAGGACGCTGGCGAGTAAAACCCGAAGTAGTCATCCACGACACTATCCCTGAAGTTCTGGCAGTCTTTGCAAAATTTCATGTTATTCCCTTGGTCACTAAAACATCCGAAACACGGCGTGTAAAAAATTGTCGACCATTTCCATATCCGAGATAGTTAACACCTGCGCGCCGGCAGAATTGAACTTTTTATGTTCCCTTTTTTGGGTATCTCTTAACTTCTCCCCCGGTGCTTTTACTTCGACGAAGAAAACGGTTCCACTTAGGATGACAATCTGATCAGGAACACCTATATGCCCTGGACTTACGAATTTACGGGATATGCCGCCCACCTCTTTTACCCGCTTTTTGAGATACGCTTCGACTTTGGATTCACGCATGGCGGGTGCTCCGCAGTTGAAGATGCAGCAGTTTGGTATGCGCTACTACGCTTTTACGTTCGTAGTACCTGACGGAGGTTTCGAGATTCGCGCGTTCGCGGTCTAGGGCGTCCAGATGTGCCGCGATACTGCGTATTTGGCGGCGAAGGAGGTACCGCTGTAATAAGTTTTTCATCATTTTCTCCAATAGTTGTTGTGTTACGAATTCAGGTTATACCAATTGGTAAAGGGTGTCAATCTTTTTTGTAGCGATAAGCCTCAAATCCTTTTGCGGCTAACGGCAGCCCTTTCGTCCAGTCAACGTTTCGCGCCAATAACCCTGATAGGTGCTTCGGGTTGTAGCCAGGTTCGTTGGCTGCGTGGGTAATAATTTCATCGTGAACCGTCAACCGTATGCTGTAGCCCCCCGCTTCTATACCGGGCATATTGTGCGCCATGACGTTACGGGCGAACTTCTGGCACAGGTTTTCGAATAGCTTACCGCCATACGTTTTAATTCGTACCCACTTATGGGAATATTGACTCAGCCCCATATATGTGAGCCCCCCAGAATCGTCAAGTTTGGGGGAGGGATACGTCAAGTAGTCTCCGCTAGGCAGTAGCATGCGCAGCCAATTGCCGTCTCGCCGAAAGCCGACCTTGCCGAGCGGCGACACCACGCCAGGGCTGTATATAGCCGATCTCGCCGCACTTTCTAAATCTCCCCACATTCTGGCGATGTTCGGGTTCGCTGCGCGCCACATACGTTTAAGCGAATCACAAGTGCAGAACACCTCATCGGGTAGACCGAAAGTAGACCGTTTTTGCTCTACCGTCCAGCGAAGGAACCCTCTCGCTTCTTCCCATACGTTTGGGGGAATAGTACCCATGACGGCGTTCGTCATTGCGGCCAGGTCCAGCCTGTACGTTGCCGCGAAAGTCAAGAACGCGCCTACCCCGCCGCCGTACCCTAGCGCCAATTCCAACACCTTACCAATTTGCCGCATGTCGTCGTCTACTTCTGCCGGCGGGATGCCAAAGGCCTTGGCGTAAGCAAGCTTATAAAGGTCGGGACCGGTTCCGGCGTCAAAATCCCGGAAAGCTTGCAGTTTCCAGTTCTCACCCGCCAGGTACGCCGCTGCGCGTCCCTCGATATTGGACAAGTCCGAGACTACAAGTTTGCAGGCGGCAGGCGCTATGATCACCGATCGCATGCAGTTGGCGGCCAGTTCCATCACGTTATCAGCGATCAAGTCCGCGCAGCCCAGTTTAAAAGCGGCAACACCGATATCGATATCCTTTTGCTTCAACGTTGGCCGCAGGAAGTTCTGCGGCTGCAACAATCTGCCGGCCCAGCGCTGCGTGCGGCTGGCTCCGGAAAACTGCAACAGCCCGCGCATGCGGCCGTCCGATGAGATACCCTTCACAATCCGCTTGTACTTGCTTACCGAAATAGTGGACGACTGCAAGCGGATGTGGATCAAGTCCCTAACACTATCCGGCAATTCTGGGTCCATTAATCTGCGTTCTAGGGTGTCTGCCTGCATGTCGGGTAAGTAGACGCCGTGTTCTGCCAGGATGTATTCAAGCAACTTATCCCGCTGCGTCGCCGCAGTGACAGCGCCCTCTGTCGCGGCTGATGTTTGTTCTGCCAGGCCCTGTTGCGCGATATCTACGGCGGCGATGGCACACTCCGCGAGTTTTGTATCTACCAGCACACCGCGCATATTGATTTCCTGATCCAGATGCCACAGACCGACTTCGAATTCGTTATTCGGGTAGTTCCATTTCGGCATCTTGGAATGCAGCGCACGCATCGCCCGGATATCCGATTTTCCATACTCTTTAAACTCTTCCCACTCCACGGGGTGCGTTTCACGTGTCGCCCGGCGCAGCTTCTGCCCTTGTGGGCGGGGTTTGCAAAACAGTTGAATTAGCTGCTTCCCGCGTTTTTGTTTCGCCAGGTCATCGGGAAGTTTGAAAATCTCACAAAGTTTATCCAGCGACCCCGGCAATCCATGGCACAGCGCTTGCACCATCGTATCGCGTTGCTTTGCGCGGGGTATGATGGCGTATGTTATCGGCATTGCGTTCTTGAGGACAACGTTATCGAACATCCCAGAATTGTGCCCCCAATGCTCGCCGCATTCTTTTAGCGCCAGCACCAGATCGTCGGGCATACCCATATCATCTTCGGTCACGTCCCAGCAGTTCACCTCACCGTCGTCAACAGCCCATAACCACAGCAAAATCTCCGCGTTTTCCGCGTAGGCGTGAGTGCCGTTTTTTATCGGCGTCTCGCTATATGTTTCCAAGTCCCACCAAAGTTTTTTCATATCGCCAAATAAAGAAAGCCCGGTTTCCCGGGCTGTTGATCAAGCCAAGTCGTCCGGCGCTTCGATGCTGTCGAAATCATCCACTGATGCCTTGCCCCCGCCGCCGAAGGCGTCGCCATCCTTTACGAACTGGATGCCCAATAGTCCTGCGCGGATGCCGCTGTTTTCACCGTCCTGCGCGTAAATGTCGAAGGAGCAATTCACGTAACAGCCGGCGTAGGGTTTGCCGCTCGATTGCACCAGGGGGTTCTTGAATTGGTCGATCAACAGCGGAGCGCCGTCAGAGGCTTTACGGTGTGTGCCTATATACATCATCCCCTGAAAACCGTCGTATTCTTTCAGGTCGCCTTTCTGGTAGCAGTACTTGTTCGAGTTTCCACGCATGGATTCCAGCATCGCCATGTGCTTTTTAGGCCATTTCAGCTTCGCTTCGGCCTCAATCGCCGCAAGGATAGCCTTGTCGTTATCCGATCCCGGTTGCACCAGGAACGTGGCACTGTGCCGGAAGACGCCTTTACCTTGATACTGCTCCGCTTCGAAAATCGATTGGCAGAACGCGATACGAACATTGCTTAATTTCACTTTCATTTTTACTTCTCCTTTAAACTAAATCCGAACCCGGATCGGGGGCGACGGTGTCAAAATCTTCCGCAACAGGTTGTATTTCAAGTGCCGGGCGTTTATCCGACACATGCGCAACATGCGGCTTGCCTTGCTTCTGCGTGATAATTCCCTCCACTTTCTTTAGCCTACGTGGTTGATCTTTAAGCAGTTTCAGAATCGGGGTTGGACCCAACAGTTTGAAACTGTACATTTCCTCCTGTTTGAGCCGGAAGGACTTCAACAGCTTTTCGGCTTCCTCTTCCGATTCATACGCGCGGTTTCCCTTGCGCCCTTCGACAAGCTTTGTGCCAGGCACTTCACGGCCTTGCAAAAGTTCGTACTCAATACGCCCGCGTACGGCCTTGGTCCAATCTTCAATAAAGTCCAGCGCCGGCCATATATCTCCGAGATCTTCATTGGTGAGCATCACCACTTCGGCCGGCGGCCGCATTTCGTCGAAGTCCAAAGCCATAACCTCTTTCACCTTCTCAGACCGCGCCGGGCACACCGCGCTGGCGCGGCACCATTGGCACGCCTTGCCGGGGGTAAAATCCTCCTCTTTCAAAGGGCGTTCACTGCGCATGCGGTGTATCAGAATCGCTTTAGAAGCGGCAGGCTTGGCTACTAAATCCACCCATTCATGAATCAAACTCGCTTCGTAGGTCACCTCTCTTGGCGCGCCTAATGCCGGCTGGTCGATGACTTCTGTTACCGTCTGGAATTCGGCCACAAGGTTGAACTTCTCAAGCGCCCCCGCGACGTACATATGCAGCTGGGTATTGCCCTCTACGGAAACTTCCCTGTAACCGAACTTCGCGTCAATGACGCAAACTTCCCCGCGTCCGTCTTTCCAAGTCGCCAGCAGGACAATGTCACCGCGACCTGTGGCTCCTGTTTCCCCCGTGATATGAGAGATGGGCAGGTCCTGTTCTACCTCTACTTGCACCTCAGCGCCCGCCAACTTATATGCATCGATACGGGCATTTACGTTGTCGACCACCTGTTGCACGTCGTCGATAAAATCCTGATCGACCCTGTGACCCTTGGACATGACACTACCTAGCAACCCTTGCGCCGATACACCAGAAGACAGGCAAGCCGATAGCAGTTCGTGTTTGTCGGTACCCAGATCGGCGGCGGACATGTCCCGAACTTCAGGCTGGTCTGCTTCAGCCGCCAAGGCGTTAGGGCAATTGATCCACTTCGACGACCCCGAAGGGCTTAGAAGAGCGTGGTATTCTTCTGCCATCACGCCCCCGCTTCAGGATCAAGTTCCCCTGCTAAAACGGCGTTGCCCTCCACCACAAACAGCGCGTACTGTTCGGGTTTCAGGTCCGGGCCTTTTGCTGCGCCGTAACGGGCAAGCAGAGCGATGACTTTGTTACGGCTCTTTCCTGAGATCGCCAGGATGATTTTCTTGACGTCGTCGTAAGTCGGCTCTGGCAAAGATTCGGCGGTAGTCGGTGCAGACGCTTCGGACGACTTCGGCGTCGTAGGCTCCGACTTTTTTGTTTCTTTCTCCTTTTTCGGTTCAGTTTCGATAATCTTCAAAGGGTTGAAGACCCCCAATTCCCCCGTACGCTCGGGGATTTTCACGCCGTGGACGGCGATTAAATCGTTGATAGCTTTGGTAAGTAGGTCGATGCTTGATTCGAGTGACATTTGTTTCTCCTAGTTAAAATTTATCGGCGATAAGCTGAATTGTTGCTTCAAGTTCTTTTTTCATGTACAGGTATTTATTTTTCGCTACCTGAACCTCCAACCGTAGTTTCGCTTTTTCGAAGGCGTTCAGCGATGAACAATTTCTCATAGCTAAATCGTCAAGCGCTATCCTTGCACGTTCTTCTCCCTCCGCAAAATATCGCAATACCCCTTCGTCTTTCTCATCCATCGCGATGACCTCCTGTTTAAAATTTATACTTCAATAACAGCACATGTGTGCCCTTCCAAACCGTTGATGACATGCTGTCACCGTGAGCGTCGCTGGAAAAGTATTGGTAGGCGACCGTGAAAGGCCCTTTGCCAACCGACGCGCCGACAACATAAGACACCTTCCATTCCCGCTTCGTCTGCACGTAGACCGTTCTACCGGGTTGATCGAACGTCATGCGCCAATCGTAGACGGCTTCGGAGAACGTGGACCTGTGCAGGTATGGCCCGGCTTCTACAGCGTAGCGCCACCCGCCGTATTCGTAATAGGGTTCTAGTGTGAAGGCAAACCCTTGATCGTGGCCGCTGCCCACGAAGTTCGCTTGCGGCCCGCAGGGTCCGTTACACTGCTTCGTTACCGTGTTGTAATTGGCGTCATCGGTTACGGCCACCGCTTGGGTATGAACGGTCCCCAGATACACCCAATCGGCGTGGTAGTCCAGCCCATAATTTCGCTGACGCCATAAAGGACCGGTGACGCCGACTTCGATAACGGGTGCTTTCAAATCGAGATTGTTCTGAAAACCGTCTTGGTACCAATAGCCGTCGGTTTTCTTTAAGTACTGTGAAGCGCCGATACCCACTTCCAAGTCGGCGGCTTTGCTCTCTCTTGCCGTAAAAAATACCAAGCAGAAAAGCATAAAGGCCCAACAAACAAACGCGATATGTTTCATTTCGTCACCTTTTTTGCTAATGGGATGACGTATAACGGAATTGGCTTTCCAGCACAATCAAGTAACACTAATTCCGGTTCTGCATCAAAATTTACCATCCCTCTATGAAACCATGCATGCGCGATCGGTTTGTTTGATTTGTAAAGCTTAATAGCCGCTTTGATCTTTTCAATGTCACCGAGCATTGTCTCAATTACGTCCTCATCTAATATCACTTCGTCTAATGAAGCACCTATATAGGCTAGTCCAATTCCCAATGCTTCCAGTATTTTGTCAGTCATCGCCAATCTCCATAAGGGGGAATGCTACTGTCCCTACACAGGCTACTTTTCCATGACCTTTGCTATAGTGGTCCTCTGTCCGAATGGGTCTATGTGTATAAGCATAAACATACCCGTTATCATCTGCCGCAATGAAGTTATACTCATCCGGGACTCCAAAGACTACATCTATGTATTTAACTGTTTTCATTTCGTTCCCCTTATGTGGTCAATTCCTGTTGCCCAACTGCTTGAAACGAACTTTAGGCGTAAAAAATTACACGGTCAAGAACTTTATTTTA